TTTAACATTCTCAAGTTTGAGAATATTAACGATTAACTGACCAATCTGATAGTCTAAACTATCAGTATTAAAAACAACCTTAGTTGTTTTAGCCTTCAGAGACTTTGTCTCATTAGCATCTTGCTTTGCAAGATTAGCACCTTGAACTTTAAGTTCATTCTGAGATGGAAAGTTTTTAGTTTGTTTTGGCATAAAAGCTCCTTTTATATTATTTTTTAGTTATTCGCAAATAACTCATAACTAAAAAATATATAGACTTCGATTTCGTTTGTCAACCTCTGAGAATAGATACGTAAGTATCTAAAGTGTCCGACAATCGGACTGACCATACTACCCTAGGGGGGTAGTAGTTTTGTACTCCTCCCCTTCAACACCTTAGTTTGTTGCAAAAATGCAACACTTTTTCATGCTAAAGCATGGCAACTGATAGTAAATCAGATGTCAAGCAATGCTAAAGCATTGATTTTGCTTGGTTTTCTAAAGAAAACAACGCAGATGCACACACATTTACGCATTTACAGGCACATATGCACCCATATACACGCAGATATACACACAGGCAGGGGGGTAGGCATGGGTCATGTGGGGGTATGGGGTATACGTGCATGAATAAATACACAGATAGGAATTTTCAACTGTTAACCACTACAGTAACTGATAAAAATAAGCGTTACTAGTATAGGGTATGTGTGTATAAAAAATGTTCCCGTAATGGAAAGAGACCTATGTAGTTATACAACTAATAAATGTGTTGCATAATTACCACAAGTATGATATAATCGTACATAAGTGTAATTATTTGCACTTGACAAAGATGTGGAGCCGGGGTATAACTACATATATATGAAACACTTTAAGTGTATATATACATAACTATAAAAAAACACTTATATGTAACACTTAAATGTACAGTAATAGAATCCCCTCCGTAAGAAAAAAGCAAATTCGTGCTTGACAATGACTCAAAAATCTGTAAAACTATATATACCAGAGAATATGCTCGATGCATTTTACGATGCTATCCGTAATAATAAATTAAATAGCTTACATATCCCTCATAGTTCCGTATTCTATGTACGTGCAGCGATTGAAGCAAAGACAGGTGTAAGATATACCTTGAAGCACGTAGAGAATGCAATGAAACATGAAGGAATGTTAGAAGATGTATGAATTATTCGTATTGGCTTGTTTGATGCATCAGCCAGATATGTGTGTAACACTAAAAGATTTATATAGTCCACACGCAACTCACGATAAGTGTTTATCAAGAGCATATGAAATAGCAAAAGGAATGCCTATTCATATGCCGATGTACTATCCTAAGAGTTATAAATGCTTAGACATGACACTAGAAGGTGAAAAGTTAAAAACAACATGGCAGAAAAGAAAAGAAAGCGTGGAGGACTAAAGGGATTCACTCAAAAGAGTGGAGATATGCGACCCACAAAGAGTGGTGCAGGGATGACCAAGAAAGGTGTCGCTAAATATAGAAGGCAAAATCCGGGTAGTAAACTAAAAACTGCAGTAACAGAAAAGAAACCATCTAAAGCTAGAGCAGCACGAAGAAAATCCTTTTGTGCAAGAAGTGCAGGTCAGATGAAAAAATTCCCTAAAGCAGCCAAAGACCCGAATAGCCGATTAAGACAAGCTAGAAGAAGATGGAGATGTTAAATGGCTGAATCATATAGAGAAAAAAGAGCTAGAATACGTAAAGAACAAAAGAAAAGATTTCAAGCTCGTAAAATGACAGGTGGTGCAGGAGATGCAAGTGTTCCTAGAAAAAGACCTGTAAAGAAAGCTACAAGCAAACTTGCAGCTACACCTATCAGTGGTGTAGGAAAAAGATTTCAAAAGTCTAGGTCTAGACTAAACCCTTCCGTAGATTTTTCAAAAACACCTAAAGCTCCTGTGGGAACAATTAGAAAAGGTTCTCTAGGTGCAAAAACTAGACCTATGGGTAAAGCTCCTGTAGGAAAGATAAGCAAAGGTGCATTAGGTGCAAAACCACCTGTAAAGAAAAAGACCACAGAAAAGTTTTCTTCTTTTGGTGCAGCATTCCGTGATGCTAGAAAAAGATTAGGTACAGGCAAAACTTTTACTTACAAGGGAAAGAAGTATAGCACAGTAACTAAGTCTGAGTTGAAAGGTATGTCTTTAAAAGACTATTTAAATAAACTAAAAAAGAAGGGAAAGTAAAATGCCTGTAGCAAAGATATTAAGAAAAGGTCTTAAAAAGTTAACTAAAAAGAAAGCACCTAAAAGAACCATAAAGAAAAAATCCACTACTCAACCTTTATTCTCAAGTCAGACAGGTTCAGGTAGAGGTAAATTTGAAAGAGGTAATGCACCTGCTCCAAAAAGAGTAGCAGCAAAGGACACACCTTTTGATGCAGATTTAGATACACCTCAAGTCTCAGGAAGAGCAGGAGGTGCAGCAACAGGTAAAAGTGCTAGAGCAGGAGTTATAAATTTAGGTGATGATGTTGTGGGTTTTAACAACTTTTTAAAGATGCAACAATCTAAAACAGGACTAAGAGCTTCTAAATATAAAGAAAAGTTAAATCAAATAACAAGAAGTAAAACTGCGACTAAAGCACAAAAAGATAAAGCACAAGCTAAGATAGATGCTATGGATGCCAAAGGTGAAGCTGATTTTGCTCGTTCTGTAAGAAAGTCTGCACAGACTAGAACAGGACAAAAAAGAAAGCCTGACGATTTTAAAGATGCTCAAACTATGTTAGAAAAAACAGGAGAGATGGGAGCAGCATTTGATAGGCTTACAAAAAATGAGCAAGATAGATTAATAAGGTCTGCTAAAATGAAACAAATATTAAAGAAGAAAAAAGAAATGCCAAGTGATGAAGCTAAAGCAAAGAAAAAATTAGCTCAAAGAATAATGGCTACAAATCCTAGAAGAAATAAAGCTAAAGGTGGTATGGGATTAAAAATGCCTACTGCCGACCAAGTAGGATTAAAGAAACTACCAACTGCAGTACGTAACAAGATGGGTTATATGTATGGTGGTGGTATGGCTAAGAAACCCAAGATGGGTAATATGGACTACCGAAAAGGTGGATTACTTCTCATAGCAGTTGATATGATGAAGAAAAATAAAAAAGGGAGAAAAAAATAATGCCAATGCACGGAAAGAAAAAATCTAAAATGATGGCTCGTGGAGGAATGAAGAAGAAATCCAAAATGATGGCACGTGGTGGAATGAAGAAAAAGTCTAAGATGATGGCTAGAGGTGGTATGAAAAAAACCAAGAGCTACGCTAGAGGTGGAGCAGCAAGACGTAGATAATGTCTTATCTCATAAGTAACGTACCCCATTTCAAATGTTGGGTACGAAGAGAGTTCACTTGTAATCATCAAAAGTATCATGGTGAGTTCCTTCATGCGTTAGCTTTCGCAGTCAATACCATACCTGATAGGTCATTAAGTTTTCAGGTAGTCTTTACAGGTTGTGAAGAAAAAAACAATGTACATGGTGGTGCTATGTGGGCAAGAATGCCAATACAAGCACTCGTTGCAGATATACCTGTAGATAATTGGGCAGAACCAATGGAAGACCATCTATGTCAACCTTGGGATTGTGAATCTAGAAATCATAGTGTAATAGTTATGGATAGAGTTAGTTCTTCTCCGTGGCTATGTAAGATAGATAATAAGTTTTTCACTGCTAGATATATGTTCACTGTAGATTATACAGACCATGAGATAGCAGATGACCCTGCACAACATAAACAATCACACGTAATGTATTTGTTAGATGCAGGAGAATGGACAGGCAACATTGTTGCATTACCGAATAATAGAGTCAGAGCAACAAGTCCTGCACTTTGGGTAACAGGAGAGGGTGCTCCAGACTTCACACCTTCACAGTGGACTCACTCGGCAGAGTCACATGAATCCTATCTAGACCCCCATACGACATTTAACAATCTATATTCAGATGGTAGCCAAGTTAGAAACAATAAGAAAAAAAATAAGAAGTAAAAAGAAACTTGGTTTTTCTGAAAGAGCTAGAGCAGTAAGCAAAGGATTATTACCAAGTGCCTCTAAAAAAAGGAAAAAGTCAAAAGGTAGTAAGTAGTAACATAAGAAAGCTAAAGAAAGAGGGTAAACCTCATAAACAAGCAATAGCTATAGCACTTTCTACTGCAGGATATAAACAATCTAATCTAAAAGAAGGACCTAAAAAAGATAGACTTGTTAAATTACTTATGAAAGCTAGACGTGACGTTGGACAGGCTTTGAAAGAAAAAAGTAAAACAAAAGAACGTTTAGCTAGAAATAGAGTACAAAAATATAAAGTAGCTTTAGGAGAAAGAAGTGGCAGTAAAAAGAAAAAGTAAAAGCACAGTCAACAAAGCAGGTAACTATACTAAACCTGCTCTACGCAAAAGAATATTCAATAGAATAAAAGCAGGAGGCAAAGGTGGTGCTCCGGGTCAATGGTCTGCACGTAAAGCTCAGATGATGGCTAAAGCCTACAAAAAAGCAGGTGGAGGATATAGAAACTAATGCCACATTATACTAGACCATTAAAGAAAGTTATAGGTAAGTTAAAGAAAGCATCTAAAGCTCATGCAAAACAAGCTAAAACTTTAACAAGAATAATGAAAGACCAAAAGAAGGGGTATAAGAAAGTTGTTAAAAAGAAAAAAGCGTGACCCGAAAGTGGGTACCGGGAAGAAACCGAAAGGTTCAGGGAGACGCTTATACACGGATGAAAACCCTAAAGACACAGTTAGCATCAAGTTCGCCACCCCAACCGATGCAAGAAACACAGTTACAAAAGTTAAAAAGGTCAATAAGCCTTATGCGAGAAAGATACAAATACTTACTGTCGGTGAGCAAAGAGCAAAAGTAATGGGTAAGACCCAAGTTGTAAGCATATTTAAAAAAGCAAAAGAAAGTTTAAAAAGAGCAAATGACAGAAAAAAGAAAAAGGTGTAAGACTTGCGAATGTTACGACTGCGACTGCGAAGAATGCTCATGCGATTGTCATCATAATGATAGAGTTCTTACTGATATTCATGATAGACAAACAGATAGTCAATCAGACTCAAAGATTTAAAAGCATTGACAGATGCTTATATTTTGCAGAAAGACTGCATAACCAACCAGCAATACCAACAGAGGATGGAAGCAAACGTATAACTGCATATTGTAAACCTGTAAGGAAGTAGAATGTTAGCAGAATTAGCAGCTGCAAATGCTGCCTTCGGTGTAATAAAAAGTTTTATAAGCAACGGAAAAGAATTAGCAAGTTGTGGAAAACAGATTTCTGATTTTGTTTTTGCAAAAGAACAAATAGAAAAGAAAGCTAAAAAACAAAGAGCCAAAGGTGTACGCACAAATGATTTAGAAGAGTTCATGGCTTTAGAAAAGATAAAGCAACAAGAAGAAGAACTCAAACAAATTATGATATATGCAGGTAGACCGGGATTGTGGCAAGATTGGCAGAGGTTTCAAGCAGAAGCTAGAAAGTCAAGACGATATGCAGAGAAGATGGCTCAGAAAAGAAAAGAAGAACTTCTTGAAATGATGGGTTACAGTATAGCTTTTATAGCCTTACTAGCATTTGGAGGAATGGTGTTATACTTTGTAGGTAAATGGACAGGTAAATTATAATGGCACTTAAAAAATCACAGAGGTCTTTAGTTGCGTGGACAAAACAAAAATGGAGAACCAAGTCAGGTAAACCTAGTACACAAGGGTCAAAGGCTACTGGTGAACGTTATTTACCTGAGAAAGCAATTAAGGCTCTTTCTGCCAGTGAATATGCCCGTTCTTCGGCTGCTAAACGAAAAGCGAAACGAGCAGGTAAACAATTTTCTAAACAACCCAAAAAGGTTGCAAAGAAAACATCAAGATTTCGTAAATTCTCGTAAGGTAATAGAAAAATTAAAAGCAGAAAGATTAAAGGAAAAGATAGAAAATGATACAAGCACTAATAGGACCAATCGCAAATCTCGCAGGAACATGGTTTCAAAACAAACTAGAAAAAACAAAAGCAGAAGGTAAAGCAAAAGTAGCAGAAGCAAAAGCTAGAGCAACTGTAGCAGAGAAAGTAGCTACAGGACAAATAGAGTGGGAAGGCAAGATGGCAGATGCTACAAATGATAGCTGGAAAGACGAGTTTGCTTTAGTAGTATTATTAGCTCCTGCAATTTTAGTCTTCATTCCGGGAATGAGAGAGTATGTACAAAGTGGGTTTGAAGTGTTAGCAACATTACCTGATTGGTATCAATACTTATTATATATTGCTATATCTGCATCATTTGGTATCAAGGGTGTAGGTCAAGCAGCAAAGATGTTGAAACGCAAGTGAGTATAAAAACCTTGACATTTTTGCAAATATCTGCTATAATTAATAGCATAGGAAATTACTTTTATCGTAAACACGTTGAGTCTCTACACGCAGAACAACGTAGACAAGGACTTAGAAGATGAACATTAATACATTAAGAGAAGAAATAGAAGCTGACGAGGGATGTGTCTATAAAATATATCGTTGCAGTGAAGGTTATCCTACTGCAGGTATAGGACATTTACTGACCGAGTGGGATGAAGAGTATTATGATAAGCCTATTGGAACACCTGTTCCTGAAGAAAAAGTTCAAGAATGGTTTGTAAATGATGTTCAAACTGCGATTAATGATTGTAATGATATATTTAATAGTTTTGAAAAGTTACCTGAAGATATACAACACGTATTAATTAATATGGCTTTTCAATTAGGAAAGCCTCGTTTATCTAAATTTAGACTGATGATTGCTGCAGTAGAAATGGAAGATTATCGTGAAATGGCTTTGCAGATGGAAGACAGTAGATGGTTTAAGCAAACTCAAAACAGAGCACAACGTTTGATTGATAGAGTTGTGCGACAAGGTGTACCTATATGAGTACAAAGAAAAGAGAACTATCAGAAAGACAGAAAAAGTTTCTAGAAGTTTTGTTTGACAAAGCTAATGGAGACCCTGTACAAGCAAAACTACTTGCAGGATACTCAGAACATTCTGCTACTTCTGCTATTGTTGCATCTATGAAAGATGAAATAATGGAAGAGACACAACTGTATATGAGTCGTAATGCACCTAAAGCAGCAGTCGCTATGGTAAGTGGTATTGATGACCCAACACAGTTAGGTATTAGAGATAGACTTGGTGCAGCAAAAGAGTTACTTGACAGAGTAGGTTTAATTAAAACTGAGAAAGTACAAGTAGAAGCATCAGGTGGTGTAATGTTATTACCACCAAAGAAGAAGTGATGGATAGAAGTTTAGGTAAGTGGAAGTTACCACAACCAACAGATTTAAAAGATGAAGAACAAAAAGAGTGGATACAGATACCACGTATAGCAAGAATAACACCTTTTGGATACAAGGTAAACGAAACAGATAAAGAATTACTTGACCCTATACCCTATGAGTTGGAAGCATTAGAACTAGCAAGAAAGTATATAAAACAATATTCTTTGAGACAAGTTGCTAATTGGTTAACTACCAAAACAGGTAGAGAGATATCACACATAGGATTAAGGAAAAGATTACTACATGAACGACAACGTAAGAACAAGGCTAGAACTCTTAAACGATGGTCTGAATATGCCGAAAAGGCAATACAAAAAGCGAAAGCCATTGAAGAAAGTAGAGTCGGAGCAAAAGCCTAAAGTAGTAGATGATATAGAGTCTATACCTGTTGAAGAACAGAATGTAGTATTTAAACCAAACGAAGGACCTCAAACAGAGTTTCTTGCTTCTCCTGAAAGAGAAGTACTGTATGGTGGTAGTGCAGGTGGTGGTAAGTCATATGCAATGTTAGCAGACCCACTACGTTATATGAACCATCCACAGTTTAGTGGATTACTACTTAGACATACAACAGAAGAGTTAAGAGAACTTGTTTGGAAGTCAAGAGAATTATATCCTTTAATATACAAAGGAATAAAGTGGTCTGAAAGAAAGATGCAATGGGTAGCTCCATCAGGTGCAAGACTGTGGATGTCATACCTAGACCGAGATGATGATGTATTAAGATATCAAGGTTTAGCTTTTAGTTGGATAGGCTTTGACGAATTAACACAATGGGCAACACCATTTGCTTGGAACTACATGAGGTCAAGATTACGTTCTACTGCCACAGATTTACCTGTGTATATGAGAGCAACAACGAATCCGGGAGGTCCGGGTCATCAGTGGGTTAAGAAAATGTTTATTGACCCTGCACCTTATGGAAGAGCATTTGATGCTACAAATATTGAAACAGGAAAAGTTCTCAAGTATCCTGATGGACATAGTAAAGCAGGTCAAGCATTATTTAAAAGAAGATTCATACCTGCTAGATTATCTGATAATCCATACTTATCAAATCAGGGAGACTACGAAGCAATGCTTCTTTCCTTACCTGAACACCAACAAAGACAGTTGCTTGAAGGTGATTGGGATATTAAAGAAGGTGCTGCTTTTACTGAGTTTGATAGGGATATTCACGTTATTGAACCTTTTGACATTCCAAGAAATTGGGTTAAGTTTAGGTCTTGTGATTATGGTTATGGCTCTTATAGTGCTGTGTTGTGGTTTGCTGTTAGTCCAGATGAGCAGATTGTTGTATATAGAGAGTTGTACGTTTCTAAAGTCCTTGCCACAGATTTGGCAGATATGATATTAGATTTAGAATCTGAAGATGGTAATATAAAATATGGTGTATTAGATAGTTCTTTATGGCATAAGCGTGGTGATACAGGACCTAGTTTAGCAGAACAGATGATACAAAAGGGATGTAGATTTAGACCATCAGATAGAAGTAGAGGAAGTAGGGTATCAGGTAAAAATGAAATACATAGAAGATTACAAATTGACGAGTTTACTGAAGAACCAAGAATGGTATTTTTTAACACTTGCACAGAAACAATCTCACAATTACCTGCTATACCTCTAGATAAAAAGAACCCTGAAGATGTGGATACAAAAGCAGAAGACCACTTGTATGATGCATTAAGATATGGTATAATGTCAAGACCAAGATTTAGTATATTTGACTATGAACCTATGGGTAGACCTAGAACAGGAATGCCTGTAGCAGACTCAACATTTGGATATTAATATGGCAGAAGATGAAATAAATATTGAAGATGAAGCGATTGCATTAGAAGATGCAGAAGATTCAGTAAATACCGATAAGAATGTATCAAGTATAGTTGACCATGTTATTGCTAGTTATAAAAAATCAGAAGACTACAGATATGAAGATGAGCAAAGATGGATTAGAGCTTACAGAAACTACAGGGGATTATACGGACCTGATGTACAATTTACTGAGGCAGAGAAGTCTAGAGTATTTATAAAAATAACTAAAACTAAAACGTTGGCTGCGTATGGGCAAATAGCAGATGTTTTGTTTGCAGGAAATAAATTTCCTATAAGTATAGAGCCAACTGAATTACCTGAAGGAGTTGCAAAAGATGTTAATTTCGACCCTAAAGAACCTGAAGCGTTACGCAACAGAGAAGACGAAGGAGATTTACAGTCTCCTTATGGTTTCCCTGAAGATGGCAGTGAGTTACCCAAAGGAGCTACTGCAGAAACTTTACAGGAAAGGCTTGGTCCTTTACAAGAAGTTTTGCAAGATGTTGAAGGCTTGGAAGAAGGCAGTGGCAAAACGCCTACGGCGATAACGTTTAGTCCTGCTATGGTTGCAGCAAAGGCTATGGAAAAACAAATCATAGACCAACTGCAAGAATCAAATGCTAATAAACATTTAAGAAGCACTGCTTTTGAAATGGCATTGTTTGGCACAGGGGTCATGAAAGGACCTTTTGCCATAGATAAAGAATATCCTAATTGGAGTGATGAAGGTGAATATAGTCCTATATTTAAAACTATACCCCAAGTTAATCATGTATCTGTGTGGGATTTTTATCCTGACCCTGATTCTACTAATGTAGACCAAGCACAATATATTGTTCAAAGACATAAAATGTCTAGAACAGAATTACGTGCATTAAAACGCAGACCATATTTTAGAGAAACAGTTATAGAAGAAGCCATATCAGATGGTGAAAACTATGTTAAAAAATATTGGGAAGATGATTTAACAGATTATAATCAAGAAAACTATGTAGACAGATTTGAAGTTCTAGAGTATTGGGGTATGATAGATGTTGAAATGCTTCTAGAACAAGATGTAGATATACCTAAAGAGTTACAAGACTTTGAAGAATTACAAGCAAATATATGGGTATGTAATGGTAAATTACTTAGAGCAGTATTAAATCCATTTA